GTCTATTACGCGACTCAGCCGGTAAACTCCACTTCACTTTCACACCTGTCGATCCTAAATTTCGACCCCATCAAAAACGGCCAGTTCCCTCCACACGATCCGGTAGCTACTTCCTTACGTGCTTCATAGAGATTAAGACCCGGAACCAACTGGGCGCTTATGGTGGAGTCGCTCGGCACTGCCCCGAGGTCCAGTATGTGTCTACGTTGCTTCAACGTTTACGAAATATTTATAGACGGATTTAGATATTATCCAAGTTAATGATATTTTCAGTTGCAAATTCTTGGTGATGTGACATATTAGATACTTCGGGACTATTTCGACCCAATAGGTTATCCATAAGTTGTTTCACTGCAAGGGTTAGATCATCCCTGGAGCCATTATTATCAATGACAAAATCTGCCATCCAAGGTTCAATAGTATTACTCGCCCTATCTTCTGGTGGTAGATGATCGGATCGATCTACCCATAGCGCAATATCAAATACTCCTGCATTTTTCAGTGCATGGAATTCTCTTTTATTCCGAAGTCCGCAGTAGACATCCGATACCTTAAAGATTTCACGACCTAGCCGGGTTGGATCTTCAGCACAATATTGCGAGATAAGATCATACCACTCCGATCGATGATTATGGCGATCATCAAAACACTCCATATAATCTTTATAACCATATTCGGCCTTCATTGCGGGAAAGCATACAGTCTCAGCACAAAACTCACTTGATCCTCTAAAGGTCATCCCATAGAACATTTGGAGGATCTCAGCCACGCTATCTTTACCATGTCGGCCATGACCAACTACTAGAATCTTCGGAAGCATTTTCATTTTATGTCCTTATTAATTTTAATCCCAAACCCCATCCCATGAATAGAAGATATGAGTCTCTTCACGGAGTGTGGTTTCCATTTGTTTAGCCCAGTGTGGGGTATCAATATAATCCGCATGGTAGAAAAGGGCGCCGGATGTAGGATCATCCTCTTCTCGCGCGTATACGGTAATAGCAATATCCTTGGCAAGATTCCAAGCAAAAGTATCACTAGTAGTATCGCTAATATTATCCTGAGTCCAAGAGAATTGATGATCTTGATAAACTACATCACATACTGTATCAGGAAAATAATTGTGATCCACCCGATTCATAACCACTTGGGCTACGGCAATCTGACCAATCACGCTTTCACCACGTGCTTCGTGATAGACGTTCATAGCCAAACAATTTCTTTCAGTGGCGGCCGAAGCCATTCTATCTTGGGCGGCAAGGGATCCTAGAGCTACTACTGTACCAGTAAGAGCAAAGGATACCACGTTCCGTAAATCTATCTTCATAATCCTGCCTCATTGATTATTGATTATGAATTACTATACCATCTTACGAATTGTTTGTAAACCCCCTAATCCAACTTTTTTATCCCTAATGCCCAATTTTCTGCTGCATCTTCTACATACCTAAGAGATTTACCCGGGAATTCTTCAGTGAAAAATAGCTTCCCCTGATCATCATAATATTTAATATAAAGGCTCTCATGTCGGAAATCAACATGAACCTCCGCACAACCATTATCTGGAGGGTTTGGTTCGGCGTAGTAAGTTGAAAGTTTTTTACCCATTCTCTGTAAATCCTTCTACCATAGGGAAACAGCGGGCGATTGCAATTGCGCACTCTCTAGCTAGCTCAATGTGCTCTTTTTGCGTTCCGTTACCCGTCCGTAATTCGATATAATGCACCCAGGATCTGAGTGTACCATTGACATACAATTTAGATACTGTATTGCCTTCCGGAAGTACTGCTCGCGCCTGTTCCTTTGCGATACCATTTTCGATTGCCCATTTGTATGCTAACTTGCATTCATGGATAATCTGCTGTTGTTTAAAGTGCCAGCCTTTCTGCAATTTCTCATCATCATTATCTATAGAGTTTTGACGATTCTTAGGATCCTGGAGTCGCGCTTCCCTCAATACAAATGATTCCTCTAGGTCATTCGGATCAGCATAGCGCTGTGAGAACTCCTGAAACGAAAATGATCTATGTCGGATAAGCTGTCGAGCAATATCCCGAGTGGTTTCAACTTCCAGGGTTGCACTCGCCATTTCAAGGGGTGACCAATGTTTATGCTTAATCAGATACTCAATAAGCTTCTTGCCGGTCTCATTATTAAACTGATTGGCAGGATTTGAGACCCGTGCACAGAAAGCGATCAGATCCTGGACGTTCCGAAATTCATTCTCGAATTCTAGGGTGGGTTGGGTATACCCGACTAGACGCGCTTTCATTCTGCCTCCTTTACAGTAATTTGATTGGTCTTCTTCTGGGACTTAAACCAGGCCTTACCCTCAATCCGGATAAAGGGGCGGTTGGTTTCCTCTTTATTCGGGTTCTCAATAGTCACCATGGTCCGCTTACCTTTCCTAGAAGCCTTTAACTGGTTGATGATACGATCCGGGGATTTCAGATATTCCTGTCGAACCAGTTTACGGATTGCGTTACTAGTATTTTGCATTATTTACTCCTATAGTTTAAAATCTTTGAATCGATTATTCATTTCACTTTTATCGAAGGCTGGCGTATCGTCCACTAACCCCTGATCATCTACATCTACATCATACAATCTCATCTTACTCCGATCTACCCCAAGCACAAATCGTTTGAACTTAGTGGGATCATTATATCGATTCTTTAGTTGTTTGACCGCTATTTGACCTTGGGCTTCAAGTTCTTCGGTTGAGACGAGTGCGAACATGAGGTCTGCTGTCGCGGGTAGTCAAAAAGACTCCGAGGTATCCTCAAGCCCAACATCCTGATTCGAATAACCCGAACGCGTCGTTTGAGTTGCAGATACGATCGGAACGTCAAATTCAACCGCCAACCCTCGTAGTTCTTCCGCAATTGCCTTAATGTATGTATAGGAATTGATGGATCCTCCCATAGTCTTCATCCTCGATGAAGCACAGATATTTAGATAGTCAATAAAGATGATATTAGGTTTAAACGTCTTCTTCAACTTAAGTTCGTTTATCAGTGCCCGGAAGTGTGAGCTATTAGCTTGTCCAGTCGGATACTCTTTTACAATTAATTTACCCGTGGTCTTTTTAGAGATATGTGCAACTTTTTCGGAGAACATATTCTTAGACATATTTTCAAGCTGATCGATCGGGATATCCATTAGATTAGCATCAATGCGTTCAGCGATGCGTTCTTCTGCCATCTCCATAGTAATATAGAGTACGTTATAACCTTCGGAAAGAGCTGCCGCTGCCTGGTGACACATGAATAGGGATTTACCTGTTCCAGTGCCCGCAAGTATTATATTAAGGGTTTTATTTGGTAAACCGCCCTTAGTAATCTTATTTAACATATCCAGATCAAATGGGATACGGGATTCTTGGGTGTGATAGAAATCGTATCGAGTTAGCCAATTCTCTAGGTAATCGTGACCCACATTAGAGTCGAATGATACGCCCAGTGCCTTACTGAGGATTTCTGGAAGAGCATTTTTAGTAAGAGTTTGGTGCTTACCGTCAATGATCGTAATTGACTCCATTACAGCATTGAATACCGCGCGATCCTGACACCATTTTTCAGTAGTGTCTAAAAGCCATTCTTGGTCTACTTCCTCTTTATCAAATAAAGCTGGTAGGATCTCTACCGCATGGCGATATTGTTCATCGCTCATGCTTGCATCGTCGACCTGGATTTTAAATGATTCTAAAGTAGGTAATTTATTATATTTCGCTACAAATTTACCTACCTCATGATATAGTGTTTTATATGTGCCCTCAAAATATTCGGGACTAATATAAGGGAGAACCTTACGTGTATATTTCTCGTTTACTAGCAAATTCCGGAGGATTGTCTGCTCAAGATTAATGTTCATAGTTACCCTTTTTCTTCAAATACTCTTTCCATTATCGATAATAGTATCTCTTTTGCCGCCGTTTGTAAACCCCCGTCTTCAGAATTTAGTCCCTCGATGGGTGACACAACGACATCAAAGTCAAAGGTCATAAGACCGTCATCCTTTAGAGCTAATTTCCCATACTTAATTACGGTCTCTACAAAATCCCCAGATATGATTCGGACCTGCCAAGTGTCATCTCCATCACCCTGATCCGGGATTAATCTATAGTCGGTATTCTCTATCATCCCTCTACCACAATCTTATCCATTTCAACGATTGCTGTATGACCAATCTGATATTGCTTTCGAATGAATTCTTTAAAATCAGTCTTTTCTAGGATTGGCGCCCAGAAGCTTTCATTGAGCGTTTCCTTTTCTCGACATTTTGTTCCAACAAGCTCCCCAGTTTCTTGGTCAACATATTGGTACCATCCATTAGACGGCTTTGCAACATAATTACCCGCAAGAGCAACTTCAAGGAGACCAGACCAACGCTGAACCCCACCTTCCCAACTAACTGAGATCGGTATCTTTGATTTCTCTTTGACGTATCGTGATTTTTCGACATTAATGACAAAATGATATCCTTTTATTTCAGTACCTTGTTTATCTTGCTGTCGTCCCAGGATCCAGATATTGGAGGCCGAGTAGTAAATCATTTATGTTCAGATAAGGTCGTTAATCTTACCCCGGGACTCTACCCAGCTATATGTTACCATATAGATCAGACTATATCTTCAACCTAATTAGGTTGCTCCCCATTTCCACTCACTTGAGTGTACGTCTTTCGACTAGTCGTTGAACCTTACCTTTCGGTCTTGGCTGCTGATTGTCCCGTAGGAGTTCCCAGCAATTAGAGGAGTTTTCGAAATATGTTACCATATTAAGGGGCACTTATTTACCCGTGTTATGTGTTACTACACCATTTTCAAGCACGTATTGCTGTTCATCGTAATTATTACTATTAACAGAAAGATCGTAAACAGGTTTACGACCTACATTATTAATTGATTTTACTTTCATTTTTAGCCATCTCCTTTTCGTATAATATATTAGCTAATTGTATCACAGTTTTATCGGTATGTAAATCTTTTTCATGAAACATTTCAGCCCGTTCTAAGTAACGGATATATTGTTCATTACCCAATGACTCAAATGGCAGCCAGTTTTTTGATTTCATATTTACTCACTCCTAATGCCTTCGCGGCCGCGTTAATCGATTTGTATTGTACTCCGTCTATTGTAACTGGTATTCGTTTCCTATTAGTGGTTCTTATACTTGATGGCTTAACATATATTCCAGTATCTTTCCACCGACAATTACCATCATGCCACATCTTTAGATTGGATTCTGTGGATATAAAATCACAGTAAGTGCATTTGCGTCGGGCTTCTGGCTTCAATTTCCTAGGGTTAACCCACAAGGTTTCGTCTAAGGTCCCTTTAGCTACTCTTACAATTTCACCAGTTTCTATGTTCTGATACATAGAAAGTCCGGTACGACCTATCTTAGCTCGATGTTCTGGGGTCTTAGGTATACCTTTGAATCTCTTGGAGTATGCATCTCTAAACTCTTGGGTATGAGCCTTACCTGTATTGGCTCTACTGATTTTAGCCTTAGCCGCTTCAGTATGCTTTCTTCCATAAAAATGATTACCCGAACCAACCATAGTTTTTCTCAGAACTTCAACATGCGCGATTGTTGCAGCCTCATGCTGTTTGGCTGTAAATTCTCTTTTCTGGTTAGGGTCACACCGAAGCATCATAAACCAGGCATGAGCCAATTCAGGTGTTCGGTATTCTTTCCATAGTAGGTGATGTGCAACGAAATGCTCCTTGGCTGTTAATCTAACCAGATTATCAGGGGTATCACCACCACCCATCCACTTAGGTATAATATGGTGCTTTTCCGTATACTGGTCCACGTTTAATCGCGACCTTGCATTGCTTATTAATCTATCGTAATGTAATTTGTAATTCATATCAGCCTCTCAGGTTATGTATTATACTGCTGATAATATTTATACAAATTAAGATTTCAAGGTTTCACAATCCATATCTTCTACCAAGTCTTTAGCAGCAACCCATTCCCCATTTACGATGAACTTGTGTTTATCTGAACAGGTTACCTTGTACCCATCTTCGAATTCAATCTCATAACACTCAGGATTGCCTTCTTCAAGTGTATCTGGATTCCATAACGCTTTGACTTCTTTATCGCCGTATTGGGTAATGATAATGTCATCTTCACGCACATCTTGAATTTCAATTAGACCACGTTGCGTTTGAATCTTAGTTCCTTCGACAACACAACCACCGGATACTACCGCTTTGCTAAATAATTCTAGGGTTTGATACGTGTGGTTAATCGCAAGCATCGGAATGTTCTTCATGGTTAGATAAGGGGTTGCCATTCGGAATAGCCCCTTAAGAGCTTTTGCGCGGCTCATATCTGCTACTGATTTCTCACTCAGAGCATCATCTAGTTCCTTCTTAGATGCGAGGTTGCCTATCGAGTCAATGACAACAACAACCTTATCCCCTCGCTCGAGACTTTCGAGCTGATGGATCATATCAAATTTGAGTTCCTCGACGTTAGTAATTGGCGTATGGAGTACTCGGGATGTATCAATATCAAACTGTTCAAAGTAAGATTGGGGCGAACCGAATTCTGAATCGTAGAATAGGATAACCGCATCATCGTATTTTTTCAGGTATGCAGATGCCATTAACAAAGCAAATGAAGTTTTAAAGTGCTTAGATGGACCAGCAAGGACCGTAAGACCTGATGATAGGCCACCATCAACTGCACCTGATAACGCGACGTTGATCATCGGAACATCAGTTGTAATCATGTCCTTTTCATTAAAGAATTTGGATTCGGATAGAATAGAGGTGGACTTAACTCTACTATTCTTCTTTAACTTTTGCATAATACTCATTTATTGGTTTCCCTGTATGAAATATTTTGTGATTTCTCTCTATCGTCTAATACATAGTTCTTACGATAGTTATTGTTTATTGTAACACATTCTTCGAGGATTGTAAACCTCTCTGAGAAGGTATTTAATGCAGAAATGTCCTTGGGAAAACATGCACCACCGAATCCTTGTTTACCATCAAAACCCGGCACCTTTGTGTGACTGTGGCCGATCCGCGGATCAGAACCTATGGCTTTTATGACGCGTGCGAAATTACTATCATCATCGTCATTCACGACATCATACAACTGATTGAAGAAAAGGACCTTAAGTGCAAGGA